TCGCCTGTGAGAATACGGATATCCCAGTTCTCTCCAGTGCCAGTAATCATTTCATAATCTGTATTTTCTTTCATAACTTATACCTCAAACTTAGTCCTAGTTTTGTTCCTTTAAAATAGCTTGTGCAGTGAATGCGTTGGTTGTCAAATATGATAGCAGAGCCTCTGGTAAATGTATATGATTTACCTGATAGTCCAAACAAATCACTTGGCTGATAATGACGTAGATATTGGTGGGCCAACACTGGATCGATTATAACACCTGTTTTACCTTCGATTGGATATTCGTTTGGATTACCTTTCACACCAGTATTAGGATTAAACTGTAAAACTGGATGATGCATACACCAAGTTACACCATTCATTTTCCACTTTTGGTCGAATATAATCAAGTTAGGTGAGTAACCCATCGGATATTCAATCTTTAATGGTATGACTACATTCAAGTTATTATCCAAATGTGAGAACCAATCAGTATGTGGTAGATATGGCTTATCGTGTTGGTAATAGTTACCACTCTTGAACTGGATCTTCTTACCAAGAATATCTTGTATGATTTTGCTAATCTTACCGATGTGTATACCAGGATCAGCCGTGTTCATTACACCAAGATGTCGCTTGTCTTTAGAGTCATAATCCCTAATACAATCATCAATAATCTCATTAGGGATTACATTAAACTCATGGACAGTTCTCATACCTCTGCTTCTTCCACGATAATACCGCCATGGATCTGCCAGTTACACCCTTGAGTTTCGAAACCCTTTTCTTCAAGAAAATCATTTCTCCAATGCTGTTCTTCGTCATTTTCGAACTCTTCTTCAAGTGCCTCTTGTTCTTCCTCAGTAAAATGTTTACCGTAGAAAATAAACTCTTCCCAACAACCATCCCATGTACTATCCATTTCAATCTCTTCAAAGTGCTCATAGTCCCAGATATCAGGCTCATTATCGTCTTCCCAACTATGAACCCCCTCTACAAAGATACATGATTTTAGATCATCGACTTCTTCTTGATTTTGAGGAGTTACAATGAATGTCCCATTTCTCCAACCGATTTCTGTATTCAGACCTCGACCATCTTCATGATAATACATTTCAATCTCGATAAGAGATTTTTTTCTATATGCACTTACTGCATATGGTTTACCTATTTCGATATTCATAGCGTACCCTCTTCAACAATCTCATCCATACTTACTTCAGACTTATGACCGAGTTCGTATTGGTTCTGAATGAACTCTGCAAAGTTAGTCTTTTCAAATACAGGTTCCCAGAACTCTTTCTCATTCGTGGCATCCAGACGAACCTTGCCAGTAAGAACCTCACCAGTTTCTGGGTTTACGCCTTCATACCAACCATTGGAAGGTTTACGAGCATACTCACCTGCGAGTGCTACATCAAGCAAACCAGAGTGACTGTGGACACCACCATCCCAAGATACTGAGATAGGAATACGAGATTTCTCTTTTACAAACCGTGATTTCTCTACGTTGATCACGAAGTCGTAGCCAACAATGTCAGTACCTTTTTTGTTCTGACGACGCCCAATAATCCAGATGTTATCAGAAGAATAGTAGATGCCTGTACCACCAGATACAATATCTTTTGGAAACAGACCTTGTTCTTTGTACGTGTGGTTGATAGCCAGCATAGGAATATCCTTCATTGCCAGATATGGAGTACACATACGGAACAAGCCTTTCAATGCTTTAGCACGAGACATATCTGCCACTGCTTTCTCATTGATAGCATCTTCCATCTCTTTCTTGGATGCAACGTTACCGATAGAGTCAATAACCACAATAACCTTGTCGTTACGTGCAATACCTTCAAGTTGTCCAATCAAGTCAAACTTGAGTTCCTCGATATTAGTAATCGGTGTGTGTAGCACACGTTCAGTGTCAATACCAAACTGTTCGAAGTATGATTGTGGAGAACCAAACTCCGAATCGTAAAACAACATCACCGCATCTTTATGTGCGTTGAGATATGCCCCAGCCATAAGCAAGGCAAAAGAAGTTTTGAAATGTTTAGATGGACCAGCAAGTGTGGTCAATCCTGGTAGGAGACCACCATCAATAGACCCAGACAAAGCAACGTTAATCATAGGAACGCTGGTAGGTGTAGGGGTCTTCTCATTAAAAAATTTAGACTCAGATAGAACTGAAGTATGTTTCAACTTCGAGTTCTTTTTGAGTTTGTCCATAATGCTCATGTATTATTCCTCTCTATTTGAATACGCTGAGTTGATTATATCAAACTTTTCAAGGAGTGTAAAGAGTTCTTTATCCATATTCATCAGATTTTTAATGGCATCCACACGCTTGTCTTGAATACCACGTTTAAACTGACGGTTAGGTATTCGATTGTTTGTGGAACCTGTGGCATGATGAGAGTTAATATAGTTGGATACTAGATTGTAGTCTCCGCCATACTCAGACATAAAGTCGTACAACTGGTTCATGAAGATGTACTTCAGTCCAGTGATTGCTGAAATACTCTGTTCAATAATCGCTGCTTCGATACCAGTACATGTCACAACATTACCCATCAATGTGCTAGACTTGGCATAAAGAATTTCTTTAACCGCCATGACAGAAGAGTGTGCACCACCAATGATATGAAAGGTATGATTCTCTGCTGTTGATTCAGAAAAGATCTCTGGATAATAGACAACCTTATCATTCGTTGAGCAAAGGCGATCCACAATCTCAATGGGTAGAGGTGTTCGAACAACACATCCACCAGAAGTTTTAGCCAAGATCTGAAGTACTTGAGACTCTAACTCTGATGCGATCACCACACCATCTTCTACGCCAGCGATATCTTTTGCGTGGGTGTATTTAGTTGTGGGTGTATTAATGAAAGTGATATTAGGATCAAAGTTAATCACATCCGTAAGATCATTACCATTCTGATGATACATGATATCATTATTGGCTTGAGTAAAGAGATATTTCAGATTATCTGCTTTCTCATAATTGAAGTCAGGCGAACTGTCTAGAATGACAATTCGAAATGCCTCTGCTGGTTTCTTTTTCTTCATTTTGATTCCTTATCGGTTGTCGCCAGATCCACGAAGAACTCCACGGTCCTTACGATCTGAAAGTTTTATCATATTAGCTTCAATGGATTTAGTAGGGTCCATTCCCATGGCACCGTGCAGTGCAAACCAATAGAAGATCACATCACCAAATTCTTTTTGCAAATCTTTTTTATCAATAACACCATCTCGGTAATATTTTTTAATCTTCTCGGCAATCTCGCCTGTCTCTCCTGCGAGACCTAGCGTGTTTTCTGTGACACGTGCATCACCTTCTGTTAAAATCATGCTTTCAACAAACTCTGCATAATGTTCAATCAAGTTATTCATATTCTCATATATCCTTTGGTTATGTAAAAAATGCATCTAGCGTAGCCTTTGGTTCTGCACTCCAACCAATGGCTGTTAGTATGAGTTCCAATGGTGCTAGGAACGTTTTCTCGAACTGCAGATCGTAATCCACATACTTACCAAGATTGAGTTCTGGTGGTAGATATTCTGGAAACGATATGACATTTTCTTGTATAGGGTTTGGCATCTTGAGATAACAAAACTTAATCTTCTCACCGTTCTGAATAGACTGCAGCTTTGTATCTAGACCATGCTTTTTCAGTTGTGCATTATATAGTAGACTTCCTCGTACATGGATTGGACATCCTTTACGATAGACGGTATCAGCACCAGCCCAATCACTCACGCTGGATATACCTCGTGGAAATGCTACTTGCTCTGCGGGCAAACTCTTAAAAGTTTTTTTGAAATCGGCAATGTATTTTTGGGTATCATTTTCAGTGCCATTGATCAAGATCTGAAAGATTTCTTTGAACCGATCACGGCATACTTGAGGTGTCGATGACTTAACTGCTTCAATACCCATGATCTTCAGCTTGGGTTCAGCATACTGAACACCTTCATTGTTGTGAACATTCAGAATGTATCGTTTTTTAGCAGTCCAAATTGCTTTGTCTGCAATAGCCTCACGTGCCATGACCATACGATTTTTGTACGCATTGGTCTTGTCTGCTAGATCTTGATACGATGCAGCAAGGATCTTCTCAAAGTGATCACCACAGATTTTATCAAGAGCCTTGACAGGATCTTCTGGTTTGAGTTTTTCAATGAATGGACCAAAGTTGATGTACAGAGAGTCAGTGTCGATTGCGATCACATAGTCCACGTCTTCAGTCTTCAAGATGTTATTGAGTTCTTTATTGATAGCACGTTCAGCCCACTGGATAGCCAACTGACCAGACAACGTGATACCCTCGGCAATACGAATATCAAAGTAACGGAAGTGTCGGTTACCGATAGCACCATAGAGAGAGTTAAGCAAGATCTTAATAGCCATCTGACGGTTTTCAAGTTGATTGATCTGACGCTCAAGTTCTACAGTCTTGGTTTTCTCATACTCTTGCTGTGCCGTAAGCATTTCTCTTTTGATAACTTTACGTTCTTCATAGTAGGCTTCAATGATCATAGGCAGAATGCCTTGATTCTTTCGGCTGTATACAGAACCATTTGCAGCCACTGCATATTCACTCTCAACATTCTCTTGTAGGTTTAGATAATACCCAACACCATGAGGTTCTTTTGTACCGACAAGAGTTTCTGGTGACATGTTAGACTGTACAATCAGATTGGGATACAGAGAGTTCAAGTCGAATGATACCACCCAATCATGCTTGCCAACCATGGGTTCTTTTACATAACCACCTGGATAGTCTGGCTTTGGCATATCTTCGTTGGGCGGAATAGCCACATGTTTCTTGTTCAGTTCTCGATAGATGATCGAGTCCCAGATAGCAGTGGTACCGAATGTGGTCTCAAGATTTACCCCAGCACGATATGCCATGGTGAGAGCCAACTGAATCAGCCCCATCTTTTCTTCAAGTCGATCAATAATCTGAACGTCTTTGATGTTATAGTCAATAAACTTCTGGTGATTCTCTTGATATAATGTGTATAGATTGCCATACTCTTCATAGGATAGCTTCTTGTCACCGAGTACAGTATAGGCAACATGGTCCAGTTTGTAGGACTCTAGAGTTCCATAGGAGTAGCCAAACTTCTTGAACAATTCCATATAGTCGGCAGATTGGATGCCCACAATCTCGTAGGATTGGTGTGGCTTACCAAACACCATCTTGGTCTGTTCGTTGACACGGTTCCAAGGAGAGAGGCGTTTAACAGCATCCACATGTCCAACACGACGAATACGGTTGATCAAGTATGGAATATCAAAGAACTTAGTGTTCCAGCCAGTGATAACATCAGGGCAATTCTCAATCCAGTACTTCATAAACGACGCCAGTAGATGTTCTTCTGAGTTACATTTGTGATATTGGATTAGATCCCCACGCATATCGATTTCTGTTTTGGTGTGATCATAGTCATCAAGACCCCACACATGATACACAGAACTCTTGCTGGACTTGAGAGCAATGGATATAATTGGATATTTG